GACTAGAACCGCCTCCTCCGATCAGAATAAATAAGAATCCTGTTCTGCCAGTCGCAGGGGTGAATGTTGCACTAGATGTATAAGTAGTAACTTCAGCACCACTAATATCCGTGATTAAGCTTGAAATAGCAACAAATGATAATCCCCCCGAACCGTCAGACTTCAAAATATCGTTTGCATTACCATTATCTGAAGGGAGGGTTAAAGTAAAATTCGAGCCAATATTTGAAGGTGCTTGAATCGCTGCATAATTAGAACTATCAGAATCGTATAAACGAAGATCAAGTTGTCCTTTGATATTTAAACCATTGCTATTAAAATAAGCTCTTTCTGTTCCTCCTGTTGTGACAGATAAGGTATCTGCTGCCGATCTGTATAACCCTAAATTCGTATCAGAAGCAAAAGTTAAAGAAGGTGCTGACACACTTCCATTTGTTGCTTTTAAAGGTACTTGTGGTTCGCTTCCATCTGACTTAAATAAATGAGAAGCCGTTCCACCTGCTGAAAGTCCTAAAATATTAGACCCTGATCTGTATAAACCTGTATCTGTATCTGAATCAAACGCTATAGATGGTGCGCCGTTTGTTCCATTTGCTATTTCTACGACACCTGTAAATGTTGGACTGGCTAATTTTGCTAATCCTAAATTTGCTACTCCTACATCTCCGACCTCATGCCAAGTCGTATTAGTAGAAGCATCTCGCATGTATAACTTATTAACGTCTGTTCTTACTTGCCACTGATATGGATAACTATTTGCACCTGTAATAGCACTGGAATTACTAGAGTTTGAACCTATTGCAGCCAAAGCAGCATTAAGGTCAGTTCTTACAGCCGACCCCGAAGCGTTTGCAATAACTAGATCATGGACTGTCATTTACTTGCTACCTTTTTCATTAGTTTAACTGCCACGACCAAATCCTACAGCCGTATAAGAAAAATTCCTATCAATTACGCTGTTTGAACTGTTCTTAAAAATAACGGTGAAGCCTGTTCCTGTCACACTCGAAACTGCAAAATAATCTCCTGAAGCCATATTGTAAGCAGTAATCCCAATGCTAGGAAGATATGCGGTTGTACTTCCTCCTACAACAGACGTTCCAGTGAAGAAAGACTTACCAAATGTAATATCTTTGCCGCTACCGCTAGTGCCACTAGCTATTGCAGCCGTAGACTGCTCTGTCCTTCTTGTAAATTTAAGCTGAAAACCAAGCTGATCTACAAGAATATTTTGAGCTACATCTGTTGTGGACAAGGTTGATTTAAATTTAAAACCTCTGCCTCTAAAGGTTCCATTAGCAAAGGGAGCAAAAGGGCCATAACTAGAAGCATCGTCAGAAGTTGAAACCTTTAAAACAGCATTAACTTTGTCTGGTATCGTTCCGTCAAAATCTGTCCAAGTATCTATTAAATCTGTCCTACTATCAATTAAATCTGAAGGATATAAACCTCTAGTTGCAAACACTCTTTCAAGGTCAATATTGAAAATAGCTCCAAGGTCTAAAGCATTTTGGAACTCATAAGTACCTGTTGCATTAGCAGATGGGTCTGTAAGCTTCAAAGCATCATAAGTAGCATCATAAACTGTATTTGTTTTCGTTCCAGGGAAATTACCTGTATCCTCCCTTTGCTGCAATCCAACTAATAATTCATCAACAGCAGGAGCCGTAATAATAATGCTGGTTTCCCCGTCACTAAAATTACCAGTATCATCAGCAAACTTCGCAATGTATTCTCCAGTCATTAAAGGTACGACTGCTTGAGTACTGTTCCCTGCTAATGAATTAATTAGATCAGTTGAGTTAGACCACGTTCCAGTTCCATTTGTTAAAGAAGAATGTCTTATATGAACTCGTCCTCCATGAAGAACGTCAACATCAGTTGCTTTGTCCCATGTCAATCGTGCTGAGTTTGTATTAATTCCTTCAAAAGAAAGATTGGCAACATTACTTGGCAAAGTAGTTTTACCAACAGCATTAAACGTAAGATCACTTGTTAAATTAGAAGGAGATAAATTGATATTAAAAGCAGCAACTTTAAATTCATATTCACCAATTTGGCTGTTTTCTATTTCAAAAGAAGAACTTGCAACTGTAAATGTGTACCAAGTTCCTTTTTCAAATCTGTACTGTAATTGATACTGAATAATTCCAACTGAAGGCTTCCAGCTAACAATTATTTTCGGTACTGCTTTACCATTTATAACAACAATTTTTTCCTCTGCACCAAGATCAGCAGGAGGTGTCGCTGGTGCATTTAATACAGAAACATTTCTTGCAGGTAAAGTAATTCCTGACTCAATATTTGCATATTTGCCTTCAATATACGGAGAAGCTGTAATGACATAATTAGCTCCTTCGTCTTCTTCTGCAACAGATAGTATTCTCCATTCTTCTGCTTCTACAGTGTTATTTTCTAACAACCAAATACTTCCTACTGCTGGAGCTTGGCTATAAGCACTAGCAACTGTTATTGCCGCCCCAGATTTACTATTTACGTTCCTTATTTCTGTTAATCCATCAGGCAAAATAACACTTAACTTTGCATCGCCTGTAATAGATAAATCGGTTGCATCCTCATTATCAACAGTAATAACAGTTGTTGACGCAGCAGAAATTCTACCTCCTCTTCTAATTCCACTTCTAACAGGATCTATTACACTGATTACCATTCCTGGCCTCACAATCGTTCCACTATTTATTGATGTCTTAAACGTGATAACTTCTGATTCTCTTTGCTCTGTAAATGCTAAATATTTTCCAAGACGTTGAGCTTGTCCCCTAGAAGTACAAGCAAATGCTTTAACTTGCTTTATAATTGATCCCCATTTTGTTACATTTGCAGTATCTTCATAAGTCTCATAATCAATATCAATAGAGTCCATATTGAAATAACTGACTACAAAAACCGTATGTCTAGTTTTTAAACTTGTACCGCTATATGTAAATCCTTCAGGACTAACATTAGATAAATTAAATAAGTAAGAAGTTGTAGTTGGCTTATCCTGAGATAATGTTATTGATCCTGCACCCCAGAAAGGCATACATCTCATTACACCTGCTAATTCATTAATTAAATCAAATGCTTCTGTTGGAGTTTGAATAGAAACATTACAACTAAATCTTGCTTCTTGACCTCCAAATCCGTCACTTACAAGTTCATTGGCATAAACACTTGCAGCGTAAAAAGAAAATTTATCAAGCCTAGAAGCATTGCCATTGAAACTACTTTTTTCCGCATCAGTTAGTATTTGTTCTCCAAATCCGTAGCGTTGCGAACATAATAAATCGTAAAGTATCCAGCTTGGGCAACTGCACCATTGAGCAGCTCCAAAAGTTCCGTTCCATGCTCCAGAATAAGTAACTCTTCCAGTATTTGAGTCTACACTTGCGTTATTGGGTAGTCTTATCTTTACTCCCCTTAAACGATATGACCTTTGAGGGATACTTGAAAATTGCTTACTATCAACCCTAAGTGCAAAATAAGCAGAGTTTAAATATCTTTGTTTTTCATCAATAACAGTTGTAAAACTTGTCCAAGTAAAAGAATCCTTTAGCGATTCATCTCCGCTATCTGCTGTTGTTCTGACAACTTTAATATCAAGAGGGAAAGCATTACCGCTATTTTTTGTGTGATCTAAATTAACTAAATAATCTTTTTGATAAGCATCTCCCGTCCTTCCTGTAACAGTGTCAGTAATTAAATCTGTATAACTAGATTCTCCGTTGTATTTAATCTGTATTTTTAAGGAAACACTTGATCCTCTCAAGTCTCCGTCATCTTCTGCTTTCTGTATTTGAGGCCAAGTTAGAGTCACTCTTACTGCATCTGGATCGTCAGCACCACCACCTGCTGCCTGTATCTGTCTACTAACACCACCACCAGATTGAGTAACAGTAACTCCTACATTCGTAGGACTTGCAACGCTATCTTTTAACCCTGTTATATAGTCCTGATTTGATGTTCCATAACGAGGAGTAAACTCAACATCTTTAAAGTTGTAATCAGAATCTTGAAGATTAGTTACATCTGCATTTGCATCTAGAACTGGAGTTTTATCAAAATAAATATCTTTTAAAGCAGCATTATCGTAATTAGTTGTATCTCTTGTATAAGCCTTAGCAGAAGGAAACCCTTCAATTTCGCCCTCAGAGACTAGATCTTGGATCGTTGCAAATTGCCTTGAGTCAAGAGTATCGGGTTCTCTAACGGGGGCAGGAGGACGTTTAGGTGCGCCACCAGACCCTCTTATTTGTTTAGTCATGCCACAACCTGCTCAGTGTCAATTGCTGCACTAATTATGACCGATCCAGTAAAGATTTCTCCATAAATTATTGGTACAGGAGTTCCTGCTCTTGTTGTGTTCTGCACCCCTCCAAATGAATAAGACAATTTTGGATCTTGTTCGTATTCTGGTTTTTTAGGAACAGGTGTAAGCATCCCTGCTATTCCACCAAGGACTAAAGATGCTCCTACTTGAACCAAAGCTTTTGTAACCCAACCTGCTCCTGCTGTCGAACCAAATCCTGCAAAAGCACCTGATGTTGCTGCGGCACTTGCTGGCATTGCAATAGCGGCTGCTATTAATGCTGCTCCTAAAATAATTCGTCCTGTATTACCTCCTGCTCCTCCGATTACAGGAACAATTTTAACTTCATTACTTGCTGGATAATGTAACTCCTCCTGCTCTACCTCGAAATTTCCAGTGCTTATTTTATAATATTGCTCTGCCATGTGACCTTGCAGATCAGGCCAATTAGCAACCAAAAATCTAATTGCTTCAGCAGGTGTACTTATATCAGCTTCCATCGTTTCTTGACCGCCACGTTCCACCACGAAGTCAGCTAACGGGCCATAGAGTTTAACTTTGCGGAGCATAACGATACCTCTTACCAGTACATTTTAGGAGCCATTCGTCTAATAAGTCTTCTGTACTTAGTCTCCCAGTACAGTGATGCAACACTTTTTGTTGAGGAATGTAGACTCCGACATGGTTTAATCCTGGGTGCATCATAGACATAAGTAGAACATCTCCCTTTTCAAATCCTTCTTCTGGTCTTAATTCTCTAAAACCTGTTTCGGCTGATAAAGATTCAAATAATGGATTTCTTAGAAAATCAGTAGGTGTTCTAGGTCGTTCCCAATCTTTTAAAACAATACTTAATTCCTCTTTATACCAATCTCTTACTAAAGTCCAACAATCAGAAACACCCCAACACCAAGGTCTTCCCAATAAAGGTGCTTTGTATCCATTGGGTTCACATTCTCCCCATGTTTCAGTATTTGGATTAACAATATGCCAAGGCAATTTACTTGCCTCACAACTAATTAAATCTGCTTTACTTGGCGTTGGATAAGTAACAGGATGAGAATGAACAATAGACATAATCGTTCCTTTATCTGACCATTTTGCATAGTCATCAGGATCTAATAAAAAAGTTGTTGTTGGCTCGTCAGCAATATTGCTGCAACGCTTGTAATGCTCTTTCCCCTTTATTAATACAACTAAACCAACAGACTCTTTGGGATCTGCCTCCTTTGCGTGAAGTAACGCAGCTTCTTTCCACTTCATGCGAAGAACGTCCCAACACCAGGAAATTCAGATCGTAAACATTGTCTTTTTGGCCCACGAACTCCTTGTAAATCCAGAGAAGCACTTAATTCAAAGGAGACTACTTCTCTTGATTCAGTTGCTTTCCTATCCACTATCCATGTCTCTCTAGGAAACTCAGCATAAGGATCTGGTGTCCCTAAAGGATTACTACCTCCTGAAAAATTAGCGGCATCTAAATATCGTGCCAATGTCCTTATCCTAATCAATTCTGCTCCTGCTAAATCATTCCCAGGCGTTGTTTCATTTGCCGTTTGTAGTATTGCTGTCATAGCAGATAATCCATTACTAATTGTTAATCCTGGTCTTGGAACTTGACCTGATTGGTAAGAAAAGCCTGATGCCTCTATAGGTAAACGAGTATAAGAATTTCCTTGCCAAACAACCTCCCCATTTGAATTTAAGCTTGTTCCTGCATGAAATCTTTGCGTGGTTGTAACGCTATCAGGATTACCCGTTGCATAGTGTATTCCTTCTTTTAGTTTCAAGTCAAATAGTTCAATAATTGCTGATGGATTTAGCTTCTGTAGCTCTTGATAAACGCTACTAATTGCAGTCCAAGTAACACCACCATCTACAACAGTACTTTCTAATTTACGAGGCCAAACAGGTTCAGACGAACCACTTGTCCCTGCTGTCGTAACTTTAAAAACAAAGCCAGTATCTTGGACAGTGGTGGCTCGTCTTACATCACCAACACTAAAAGATGTACTGGCTGCCCATGCTGCTACTGCTGACATTAGGGTTCAAATACCTCCCTAAATGTTGCACTAATTGTTGCTCTATTTAAGTATGGAATACTTTTATTCCAGCTAGGACAAACATATTTACTTGAAGAACTTTCCCCTGGAGGTGTCCAAGTAAAACTTGCAGAATCGTTTGCTCTCGCTATTAAAAATGCCTCAATTGTATCTGCATCTGCTTCAGATACTTTAAAAGTAACTCTATAAACTCTTGGATCTTGATGCTGTGCTAAACCAAATAAAATTCTTTGCTCGTACCCGTCTGCAAATTGGATAGTCCTTGTCTTAGGATTGTGTGTCTTTTGAACTCCGTAAGTTGGAGTGACGTTTGGAAAATTTGCCATTACGCTAATAAACCTCCAGGTCTTTTCTCTTTAACTAATTCAGCTTGTATAGCTGCTGCCAGCATATCTCCTAATTCTTGAGCTGCACCAGCATCACCTTCTACTGACGAACCAGAAGCATCTACGTTAACTACAATATTTGCTCCTCCCATTTCATGATTTGGAACGATATTACCGCTAGAACCTGGAACAAATAATTCTGGGCCTTTCTCTCCAACAATGTAACTACCCCCTCCTTTTACAGGGCCGCCACTGGCTCTAGTTCCATCTATCGGAATATCTCCTGAAGGCCCAAAGTTAAATAAACTTAATATTCCTTTCTGTAACTGAGCCGCAGCAATTTGTGCTGCCATATCTAAGAAATGATCTGCTGTCCTTTGGAATAAATTTCTTAACGCATCTTGCGCTGTCATCGAACCATCAACTATTCCTTTAAATGATTCACTAAACGATGAACCAATTGATTTAGATAATTCAACAACTTGATATTGTGTACTATTTAATTTTCTTAATTCTGTATTTATATCTTCAACAGCTTTAACAACAGAATAAGAATTTTCTTCTGCCGCTATTCTTATCTCACTATAAAGATCTCTGATTTTTGTCAACTCTTCAATAGTTTTAATATTGCCTTCATCTATTTCTTTGATTTCGGTTGCTTGTCTCCGTTTTACAGCAGGACGAACTCTTGTCGTTCCAGAATCTTTTTGATGACCTGAAATAGTCGCTTTTTTTTGTTTTTCTAAAGTATCTTCTATTAATTCATTAATAGTAGATTCAACACCTTTCCTTCTTAATGCAAGAGTTAATCTTAGTTCTTCTTCTAAGGTCATATCTTTATTCAAAGTTTTTATTGCTTGCATCGCTGTACTAATCTCATCAGCTTGTGCTACTGCCGAGAATTTTGCAAAATCTCCTCCAAAAGCTTTAGCAAATAAACCTCCAGACTTTCCAAATCGTTTAAATTCTTCTGCAACTTGAACAGCTTCTTCTTTTGTTATTCCTAATGACTTACCTAGACTTGTTATCTCTTTTGCACTAAATCCAGCGTTAAAGCCCATACTTTGCATATCTGCATTTAACTCTTTAATTGATTTTCTAAATGCAACAATTTCTCCTATTTTTTGTGCAGCAGCAGTTGCAACAATTGAACCAGCAAATCCAAATCCAGGACTTAACGCACCACCCAAAGCACCACCAATTCCACCAGCAACAGCAGCAGCACGGCTTTGACCAAACAATAAGGGGAAACCTCCACCAATCATTCCACTTTGTAATGCCCCTCTACCTCTTCCTCCTATTCCACCAGGAGAAGCAAACATGCCTTTTTGATTAGCTCCCTTTCCAATTCCCCACCTTTGCATCCTATTTAAAGGAGCAGGTTGAGGCCCATACTGAGCAGCCGTAAACCCTGTGCTACCAGGCATACCTACTGCCTCTGCCATCATTGTTAATTTTTCAGTTGCTCTAAGATTTCTCTGATGTATAAGTAGCCTCTTCTTCTCAATAGCATGAAGTTGTCTGACTGCTTTTACAGTTGGTAAATTCTTAAATTCAGCGTCTAATCTAATTGCTTGTTGACTTGCTCTAGAAAGAGAAGGACTCCATCCCGACTTGTACGGGCCATCCGCAATCATTCTTGCTTCTCTATGTTCAGCAGCCCTTTGGTTTATAGCTCTATTCCTCATTCTTATTTGTTCTTGCATTGATGTCCCTTGTTGCCTAAGACCAAAAGCTCTATTCCTATTAGGAACTCCTCTTCTATTTAAAATTCGACCAGCAGGACTTGGCATTGAATCCAAGACTCTCATTAAACCATCAGTATTTTTAAGCTCCATATTCATCGCACCTATATCACCTGTCAGTGATCTCAACCCTGAACCTATAGATCTAGCTTCAGCCCCGAACTGATAAACACTCCTTCCAAACTGATCAAGTCTATTAGTTGACTCCCATATTTTGTCTCCAAAAACAACTAAAGCCGCAGCAGCAACACCAGCAAATATAGGGTTATGCATTACAGCCGTACCCATTAACTTTATGGCAGGAATAGCAGTCGCTTTGATTCCAGACCATGCAGCAGCATAACCATTGATTTTAGGAATACTTAGACCTACTACATTCGTTATCTTGTTTAAATCTGCAACAGATCTATTAATAGCTGCTCCACCTCCTAAAACACCTCCTAAAACACCTCCTCCTGCAATCCCTAACCCTAAGAAACCTCCTCTTTTAAGATTGTTCCCTGCTTTCGCCCTTACCCTTTCAAATACATTTGCCTTTTGAACAACTTTATCTATTGATTTAGCCGCCATATCAGCTTCTTTCGCTATTTTTCCAAATCCTTTCTGTTCAATACGTCCTAAAGTTTTTTCAATACCTTCTAAGCTACGAGTAATACGATCAGTGGCACGTTTTATTGCCTGATCTTCTACTTTAAAAACTATAACTCGGGTATAGTCAGCAGCCACTCCTTTCTAACCCGATAAACTTCACCCTACTTTACCTTGTTTGAACCCGACTAGCAGCACCTTTTTGAACTTTATCTTTTTCTCTTTCATCTTCTTCATTCTTTAACGCAAAATAAGCTGACCATCCCATCAACTCTTCCATTGTTAAATCATTTGATAACTGAGATACCGTCATCCCTAACTCTTTGGCTAGAGAAAACATAAAATACCAAAGCTTATTAGCTTTTCAAATCAGCTTGAACTTCTTCCACCTCCTTGTCCGTACCAGAATTAAGCATTGCTAACTGTATTTCTTGTAAAACAGCAGCTTCAATTTCTCTTCTTAAAGCAGCTTTATCACCATCTTGAAATAACCTTTTACTGTCTTTATCTAAAGCCTTTTGGATCATTAAAGCTAATGCAAAATCATTAGCATCATTTGTTCCTGCTTTTTTCTGAATTGATTCTCTTTCTGCAATTGTTAATGGATTCCAATATACAGTTAAGACAGTTTCACCATCTTTAACAACGTCATGTTGATATAACTGACTAACTCCAAATTTGTTGCGGAGAAGTTCAATGGCCTTAACCATAAGTTAGGATTCGATTAGTATTAATACTATACTAAGCGTTTGCAGAAAATTGGCAGGTTATTACAGCCATACAATGTGAATCGTTTTCAGTATCAAATATTCCTGGCCCTACAACATCCCTTACTTTCGGCTTACAACTATAAGTATCAACATAATCAGAAGCATTAACAGAGGTCATACCATCAATGACTGACTCACTAATAGCAGCTAGTATTGATGTCCCTTTGTTCTTAGGAACATACACATTGCATTGAATGAAACCTGAATAATAATCACTGGAAGCACCTTGGTTTTGCATCGTTGCTTGACCAAAATTAACGCCTAAAATGATGTATTTAACTGTCTTACCAGGAGTTGTATAAGCAATATTGTCATAAATCATTTTGACAGTAGGATCAACATCCGTCACTGCATCGGTAATTGCTTTTTCAAAAGCGGCTCTAGCTTTTACAAGTGTCATTGTTTAAGAACCTTAAATTTTGTCATAGCCAGTTCTAGGTCTGAAACCTGGCTCATATTCTCTTCTTAGTCTAGCTGTTTCAATTCCTCCAAACACATTTCCACCAATACGAACATCTGCTTTCTTGTCTGTCATTATTTCATTTAATCTTTGATTTAAAGAAGCAGTTCCACCACCACCTCCTGAAATGTAATTCAGTAATTTCGATTTAGGAGACATTGCAGCGTATGGAGCATATTTAACTGCACTACCAATATAAACTCTATCTTTTAATTTAAATTCTGGAACAGCATGACGTTGTTCAATAATAGGTTCATACCCTGGAGATAAAACAGTTGTTTTCTTCCCTCCTATTACTCTTGTAGTTTTTCTTATATTCTCCCACGCAGTCCCTTTTGGAGTTTCTGTTCTATTAATTGGTCTTTTATTTGCTTTCCAGTTAGAGGCAAAGAAACCTGTTAAAACAGGACTATAACCACCTTCATCAGCATCACTTGTTAAGTCAGAAATAGTAGCTTGGATTAATAAATTAAAATCAGCTTCAATTTCTGCATATAAATCTTGTTCAATCCTATTCGTCAGTTGACGAGGTAATTCTTTTTTACTTAACTCTGCTTGTAACTGTTCATAACTCTTTTTTGGCTTTCTTCTCCTTGCTCTCCTAGCCATCAGAATCTCACCTGAATTGTATGTAGATAAACCTGTCCACCACGTTTTGTATCTATATCAATAATCTGTGCAACCTTATTTCCTCCTCCATAACTCAACGTAATCTCATCTTCAAATGTAGGTTGATGATCTCCTATTAAATCAGGTGTTATATATAATTTTGCTCGTCTTATTTCCCTTCCTTCATCCTCTTCTGCCTGTATAAATTCAACTGGAACCTTTATATCTGCATAACTTGTCGTTGAAATTAACTGCTTTCCAGCAGCAATGTTATAACTGCCTTTTGCATTAACAGAATAAGTAATCGTAGTATCTAAAGCTGTTCCAAGATCAGATACTACCTGCTTGGCAATTGCTTTAAATGCTGTGTCTAATGCTCCTGCCATGATTAACCTCTAACTACCCGAACTTGATAGCTGCCACTTCCACCAAGACAATAAGCACCAAGATAGGACTGCAACCAAGGATAAACGTCAAAAACATTGTTA